GGGAAGACTACAACGCTTTAATTCAATGGCAAAACCTAGATAATGCTACTCGTTGGCTTGACGTTATTTAAGAAAAGGATAAACTAGAACAATGGCAACTACTACCCCTAATTATGGTTGGGCTGTACCAACTTCAACTGATCTTGTAAAAGACGGCGCTACAGCTATAGAAACCTTAGGTGACGCTATTGACGCGTCTATGAATACAGCTCTTGGTACTAAAAAGGCTGGAATGGTTTTACTGAATACGACTAGTTTTAGTGCAGTAGCCAGTCAATCAATAAATGATGTATTTAGTGCAACATATGCAAATTATTTAATAAATTTTAATGCTTTGCAAAACACCAGCAACGGCACTATCGTTTTCAAATATAGGACTTCTGGTTCAGATAATTCAACAACAAATTATTTTTTTTCAATAACTGGTTTATCAACATCAGGTAGCGATAATCTGCAAGCTGCTTCAGATACACAAAGTTATTTTGTAAGAGGTTTTGCTGGTGGTCGTGTTGCTGCAAATTTGAATATTTATAGTCCACAACTTTCTCAAACTACACTTTCAACTTCAACGGCATCAGGAACAACTGGTGGTGGAAATCAAGCAAGTTATGTTGGTGGAAGTTTGTTTAACGCCACTACAGTATTTGATGGAATATCTTTTATTACAAGTGCTGGAACTATGACAGGAACAATTAGAATATATGGATACAACAACTAATGGCAACTGAAAAAATTATGGTAGGTATTGACGACCAAGTTATTGAACTTAAAGGCGCAGACAAAGAAGCGTTTATTGCTGACAGGGAAGCAACAGCAGAAGCACAACGCCTACTCGAAGCCGAGTATAAAGCCAAACAAGACTCACGTGAAAATGCTATAAAAAAGTTAGCAGAAATAGCAGGACTTACAAAAGATGAACTTAATGCAATCCTTTAACTATAAACAATTATCACTAGCTGCAATTGCTTTCTTAGCAGCTTGGCAAGCAACAGACTTCGCCCTTGACTATCGTGCTGTATTAGGTGCTGTCGTAGCTGCTTCAATGGGAGCTATGAACCCTAATGCCAAAACCAAGATTAAGTAACGCAGCTGAGCAATTACGCTCTGAAATAAATACCAAGTATCCTAATCGCGATAAACGTAGTGACGGCTGGATAGGCGACACAGCACACAACGCACGTAAGTCAGACCACAACCCAGATAATCAAGGTTGGGTACGTGCTGTAGATATTGACTCAGACCTTGTTAAAGGATCTAGTAAAGAGTCTTGGCTATTAGCCGAACAGATTAAGACAATTGCACTTAAAGGGGACAAAAGAGTCAGTTACATTATTCATCAACACCGAATAGCCTCAGCACGTCAAAACTGGGCTTGGCGTGTTTACAAAGGTTCTAACCCTCACGTGTCTCACCTTCATATATCCTTTACTAAATCGGGCGACCTTGACGGAAAGGTATTTGGGATATGAGTAAACCTAAAGCAAAGAAAACTGTTATTGAATTACCAGATGTTATGGCTAGTGAACTTGTACGAATTATTAACACAGCTCACGAAGAAGGCAAACTGATTACAGGCTTTGTTTGTTGTTTAGAAATGTTTGACGGCAAAAAGAAGACAATCAAAATTGCAGCTAATCAAGATATGCCACAACACTCAGTATTTGGCATTATTAACTATGCAGCTGAAAAGTACCAATTTACTGTTGCACCTGACGAAGATGAAGATGATGATTTCTATGATCCAAATTGGTTTGACGGACAATGATAAACGAACTAATTGGCATTATTGGTTTACTTGTTACTATTCTTGTTTTGACAATTAGAGCAACTGTTGAAATGACTAAAATGAAATCGCAATTGTTTCCTAATGGTGGAAGTTCTTTGGCAGATAAAGTGACACGCCTACAAATAGATGTTGTCAAAATTCGTAGTACTATAGATAGTATTAGTACAGAGTTAGGTAAACCTAAACGAAAGAGGTAACGTATTAAGCGTTACGTAATTATCTCAGATTTGCAATATCCTTTTATTAAGAAATCGTACGTTGAAAGCCTTTTAGATTACATAGATTACGTCAAACCAGACAAACTATTATGTGTTGGTGATGAACTTGATTGCCAAACCATATCAACTTACGCACGTGGTACAGCCTTAGAGTTTGAAGGTTCTTTACAAAAGAATATAATAGGTTTGAAAGGCTTACTCAAAGAATTCCGTAGTGCTATTGGACGCAGTAAGCCTTTTTTAATTCAACGAAGTAACCACACAATACGTATTGAAAAATATGTATCGCGTCACGCGCCAGCTTTTGCAGTACTTGACGCAATCAAAATAGAAAACCTTTTAGGTTACAACGACAAAGACATAAACGTTACATACAACAGATCATTAACCGAAGTTGCTAAAGGCGTAATAATGGGTCACGGAGATGAAGGCAGGCTTTATAATCACGCAGGGCAAACAGCTCTTGGGCTAGCTACAAGAACAGGTAAGAATGTTGTTTGTGGTCATACTCATAGACAGGGTGTTGCTTCAGCTAGTCACGGCTTTGGTGGCAAACTTGACACACTTTGGGGAATGGAAGTTGGTCACTTGTGTGATCTTAATTCTGCTGGTATGCGTTATATGAAAGAAGGGCACGCTAATTGGCAGGCAGGGTTTGGAATCTTGTATGAGCAAGACGGACAAGTTAAACCTGAGCTTGTGCCTTTTAACAAAGACGGTTCTTTTATTGCCGAAGGCGAACTCTGGCGTTAACGCCGTTACCAAATTGTTATAATTCAATGCCGTGTTTTGACACACTTTTGTTCTAGCCTCGTTTTAACGATTGGGGCAATATGGAAAAAGAGTGGTATCCAATATCACATTTATTAGGTCACGCGTATCACACTATGGATTATTACCACAGAACTAGGTGCATATTTGAAAAGTGCGATTGTGTAAACAAAATGCAACAATTACAAGAATTTTACGGACTATTTATAGGAGTTAATTAAATGGATTATCTTAAGAATTACATAGAAGTAAAAGACAGAATACAAATGTTTTACGACAAATTCCCAGAAGGCACTTTGCACTTTGAGTATAAAGGTGTACTTGAATTTAATGGTGAAACTTACATTTATGGTAAAGCCTTTGCTTACCCTGATCGCGACAAACTTAACTATGCAAGTGGTTGGGCTTGGGAACGCGTGCCTGCTAGAGGATTTGCTAAAGGCGCAGAAATGATGACCCTTGAAACAAGTGCTTGGGGTCGTGCAATTGCAGCTCTTGGAATCGCTGTTACAAAAGGTATTGCTAGTCGAGAGGAAGTGCAACGTAATATGAAGCCAGAAAATGACCCTTGGCAAACCCCACCAGATAGTTCTACAAAGCCCATAGAGGGCAAAATTAGCCAAGAAATCCCCATACAGGTATCTGGACAAGGGCAAGGCTTAGAAATGAGTCATTTTGGCAATTATAGGGTTGCTACAGAAAAGCAAATAAACTTCTTGCATAGTCTATGTAAGCGTGTTTATACTGATTGGGATAAAGACAAGCTACTGAAATATCTGCAATTCTTAAGTAAAGAGCAGGAGTTTGCAAAGTTAGAATTCGCCCCATACACCATTGTTAAAAATCAACTAGACAATCAACAGTTGCTTGCAGACAATCTTGGTGCGTGGTTAAGCGCTTCTAAACTTCCGTCATCTCACGAACAAAGTGAAATGGCAACAGCAGATTGGAAGACAGACCAATTTTAGAGATATTTTTAATCAACCCATATTTTAATGACGTTGAGCTACTACCAAGCGACTATCGGAAAATAGCCGTTTGTGAGTCGTCATTAAATCCAGAAGCTGTTAATCGAACAGGCAAGTACAGGGGCTTGTTTCAATTCGATTTACGGAGTTGGGGTTATGTCGGGGGTACTGGAGATCCCGCTAGAGCTTCTGTTCGTGAACAACTCCTACGCGCGCAGAAGCTCGTTAAGAAGCAAGGATTTGCAAGAGCGTTTCCACAATGTTCAAAGAAAATGGGGGTTAAATAAGTGGAAGTATTTACAGCGTTTATAGGTGTGTTTCTGGTGTTATTAGTGTTATTTATGCGACAATAATACTTGGAAAGGGGGGCAAAATGGATTATAAAGACGTATATCGTTTGGAGAAAGTACTGAGAGCTTCTATCTCTCAGGACTTACTCAACCGACGAAATGATTTTAGAAATCAAGATGATATGGAAGAAGCTAGAAAGATAGTAGAACAAAAACACTAAGTCAAGACAGGGGCAACAAATGGGAACACCATTAGGTAGAGAAGCTGTTATTAGTTTGTTGATAGGTGGGATACTTACTCTTGGTATTATGCAAATTTGGGAGTGGGTGAAAGCGTATGTTAGATCTTATAGCAAGGTGCGTTAGTTGTGGTAGTTGGTGTTACGCAGCTAGTTATTGTAAGCATTGTATGAAAGCGATTAAATAATGCCTACATATATTTGGTGTAAAGTGTGTTATCAAATGATTGCCAAAGAGTTATTGCACGAAGACTGTGATCCTAAAGTACCTGTAACGCCTGCAAAGATAAAAAAACAAATGGGTATTAAATGAGTGATACAATCTATCTACATTACCACTACGATTACGACAACAGCATAGAAGTGTTATGTAAAGACGCAAAGTGTTATCAAAAACGTTTAGATGATAAGAAAAAGTTACAAGAATATCAAGACCAAGTAGATCGTGATTTACAACGTAAAGAAAACTTAATACTGATAGATGATTACATACAAGACCCGAGAATAGACAACTACTAAAACAAATGATATAAGTACTACATTGGTCGCTCGAGCCAAGTATAAACCTTAAGTCGAGGGTTGGTTAATAGCCTACTCAAACAGCCGTTAGAGGGCTTCTCTTGTTCTGCCTATTTAGCAGACGTGTAACACATACGAGAAGTTACGACATCACAAGCTACTATTAACGAGTCTCCTAATAGAAACAAATGGTTGTGATGATATGGCGAGACTAAGCCGAATAACCAATAAGGCTTCCGTTCGATAACCTGAAACCGCAGGGGTTCAAATGAGAATGGTTTACTAAGCCGTTCTCTGCCCTTCAACACACAAGGGTTCTAACATATATAATGAACAACATATGAATAGTATTAAACGTAACGGATCTACAACACGTTGGAGAAAGATAAGAGTTGCAATACTCAGACGAGACAACAACACCTGCTACTACTGTGGAATACCTACAGCTACTACAGTCGATCATCTCACACCCGTCGAGCAAGGTGGCGACGATAACTTCAATAACCTCGTTAGTGCTTGCGCGAACTGCAACTACAGTAAAGGCAATCGAACTGAAGAACAGTACATTAAAGCAAGAAACAAAAAGCACAGGAGCAAAATGATTAAACAAACCCAATTTTTTGTACACGATAAGACAC